ATGGAACGTGCGTTTCAAAACAGATGCGAGCCCAGAGCGGCGAAGCCGTTTAAAATCCTGAAAAAACGTTCAACCACCAGTGTCGCAAGCTATCAAGTCAGTCCGCATACAGCAAGAATCTTTAAAGAAAACGAACGGCTGATTGACGAGTATAAACGAAAAAGAGCATGATCACACTAAAAGGACAAGGGAAAACAGCTCTTGTCCTTATTCCTTTTCTTAAAGGGTTACATATAATAAATACAAACAGAGGATAATGTCAGGTGATACAGTGATGAAAAAATTGGTGAGGCGTGTGAAGTTTGTTGATTACGGAAGGTTTGGGCTTTCCGGGTACTCGCTTCGGGTGAGGGAGCGCAGTGCTGGAATTATTAAAAAGTTGAAGAAGAAAAAATAAATCCCGGAACCAGCTCCGGGATTTTTGTGGTCTGTGATCAGCTTAATTGCGCTGCGATCTTCGCTTTCGTCGCAGGTCCGTAAATACCGTCGGCAGTCAGGCCGTTAACAGACTGAAAACGCGCGACTGCGTCAGCTGTTTTCGGGCCGTAAATGCCGTCAATTCCGTTGTTGACAGCGCCTTTATCAGGGTAAAAATACAGAGCCGCAAGTGCTCGTTGCACCTGAAAGACGTGTTCTCCTGAGGTATAAGGTGTTGTCAATTGAATGATACCATCAGGGAGCGGATAGAGCTCGGGTTCTTCAGTGGACGATGGAGCACTTACAATTAATACTTGACCAACGCGAATAAGATTCGGGTCTTCGATATTGTTCCACTCTTGCAGCTGAGCAACCGTAACACCAAATGCTCTCGCTATGGATGTGAGCGTGTCGCCCTGTTTCACGACGTAAGTTTGGCTGCCGCCTCCCCCAATTCCTGCTTTGAACGAATCCCACGTATCTAACAATTTTCGCGGACATTCCTTCCCTGACCAATACTTATGAGGGACGACATTGGCGAGACTGATATTTTGTTCAGCCATTAATGTTTTGATGAGCCACTGGGCATTTGCTGTTGCTTTTTCAAAATCGCCATCGGCATTTTCGCAAATTTCAATTCCGATAGAAGCCCGGTTGCCGCTGCCATTTCCGTCTCCCGCATGCCAGCCGTTTTCATTCAAAGGCAGATGCTGATAAATTTCTGTATCATCAACTGTAAAATGCCAGCTTGTCGTCGTATCAGGATTTTTCAAATAGCGGGCATGGGCTGCAGCATCTGCCCCTACTGCGGTATTCGCTGTATTGTGCACCGTAATGTAGAGCGGCGTCATTGCGTAGCCTGGACGGTTATTTGCGCCAACCGGAATAAAGTCTTGAATAATGTTAACCATTTTCATCTCTCCTTATTTCGTCAGATTATTGTCCCTTAACAAGTCGCGCTGTTTTTTTCCTTTTTCTGTTATATAGTTGTTTTTAAACCAAGCGGCAAGTGTCGTTCCAATTGTAAATGCAATGGAACCGGCTGAATAAAGGGCGTCAGCGAGCTGATTGACCTGCTCCTCCTGAATGTCCAATGGTGATTTGCCGAGCATCAGCATGGTCTGGTTGATTAAAGCAATTAAAAGAAGCACCGTCCTGATGACCGTGCCCTTGTCAAACGTGTTCATGAAAATCCCCCTTTAATGTTGCAGCAGGCTGTACATAATGGCGATGGCTCCGCCAATGATGCCTGTAGACACTGCTGTAATGATGGCACCTGTGATGGTGCGTTTAATCCACGTGGTGTTTTCTTCAATTTTGTTTAATTTTTCGTTCAGCGTCATGATTTGCTGGTCTTGCCGGTCAGACACGCGTTCTAATGCAGAAACCCTCTGCTCAAGTGCTTTGTGCTCGCCTTTCATGTCTGCTAAATCTTGCTGAAACACATTCACATCTGCCTCTTGCTGCATCTCTCACTCCTCCTTCACATGCAGATCACCTCCCTTCCGAGGGCCGAGACTGTTATGAAACCGCGGTCCCTTTTACCGAAAGAGTACCGCCGGTGATACTGATAATCTCCATGATAATCTCCTTAAACCCTTTAATATCAAAGGCCCATGCCTCGGCTTTTCCTAATGTACTGGAGGCAGTGGTAGCATCATCAGTTTTCACGCCTCTGATAGGCAGTTTCTGTCCTGACACCGATTTGCCCCAAAATTTGACTTCGCTCATTTCTGCTGTGCCGTAGACTTCAACGAGTAAATGCGCGGCACCGTCAACAGGTAAGGCAGTCCCCTCGCCGGCGGACTCTGCATTTTCATGAAAGACAAAGTCAAATGTTTTGCGAGCCTCGACTTTCAGCCGTCCATCGTGTGTTTGATTCTCCGCAAAGTCAATCTGTAAAGGCGTTTTTCCATTGACACGCACATCCATCTCACCCGCACCGACTGATTGGTATAATACAAACTCGGATTGCTGAAGATTCCCGTTCACATAGCGGAAGCGGTAATAGCGTTTAGAAAGATATACCCAGTCCGTCGCTGTCAGGACACCTGCTGCGACATTAACTGCTGCTGTCGTTGTCCAAACATTGTTGTTGTCGCTTTCTTCTATAAAGAGCGTACCTTCACGATCTGCATACGCCCAGCCCTTCACTTTCGAAATCAGAACTGCGCTAAGCCTGTCCTGCCCGAGCTGACTATATGCCTCAGTCGCCTTTAAGGAAGCATTTGTTAAAATCTCCGCTACGCCTGACAAATTCGAAACAGGTGTCACAAAATCATTTTTTCCTCCTCGATAGGGCTTTACAGCGCCGGCTTTTCCAGCCTTATCGAGAGGAAATTCATATTGATACTTCACCATCTTCATCCTCCTTTGATCTAAAAACAGGCAAAATAAAAAAGCCTTACATGGCTTTACCGGTAATTTCTTTATACTGGTCAGCTGTGATCAGCTTTTTGTTCACACCCTCTGCCAGATCCTCAATTGAACAGTCTTCATATGCTAAAGCCTGTTTCACCATATCCGTTGTCGCCCACTCATAATAGAGGGCAAGCACCCAATAATTCATTCAGCATAATCTCCTTTCAAGGAAAGTAATGATAGCTTTATATCTGACAACTCGTTCCCTAATGTTTTGTTCAGCTCTTCAAGCTGCTTGCGTGCCAGCTTTTCCTGTGACAATTCTTGAGCGAGAAGCTCCACCTGATCAGGCGGCTCGTACGGCGGATTTTTTTGCAGCTCTTCCCACCAGGTTTCGAGTTCTGCCTGAGTCGGCAACGGCGCCCGGAGATTCCATTTCTCAATGTATGAACCGTTCCCGTCATTACGCAATTCAAAATCCTTTCTCGATACTGCGTTTGGATACTTGTACATAATGGCATCATATAAGATCATAAAGGTACCTCCTAAACTCTCGGGTAATTTCTTCCGCCAAGCTCCAGAACATCAAAATAATTGAGAGCTCCATTCGAATCTGTAACATATCGTGTTACATCCCCGGAATAACCAACATAAACATAAATTTCAACATAATCTCCTGCATCAAGCGGAACTGTAACAGATCCAGTAACAGTTGCATTAAACTCATTATCACTGTTATTGGAAGGGGTAGGCATTCTAAATTGATTCATTAATTTATACTTTGTGCCGTTTACATAAACATATAATTCAAAATTGGAGTATCGCTCAGTATTTTCTATATATAAACTAGCACTGACTAAATGCATTCCTGCATGACTGGCTACAAACCTATTGTTTTTTGTATCAAACAATTTATGGCTATCTTTTATAATACGGTTATATTTAATTTTGTTATTTTCTCCTTTAATAAGAGCTTGACGCCCAGTAGTCCCAATATTAGCGTGAGCAAACCCTGATATCTTTTGCCACGCAGTCCAGCCGGAACCACTCCACCAGTGACGAACCCACGTTCCAGTACTATCAATATAACTATTTGATTCATTTCCTGTACCGTAAAAATATTGAGTAAATCTAAAATCACTGTATTTCTCATTTTTTACAATTCCATAACCAAGTGGATAACCTGTAGTATTTCCTTGACCAATATCCATTAGTGTTAACCCTGGAGGATATTCATTCCCCCCAGTTCTTGCGTCTTGTATTGCATTAGAGCCTGTAAGAACTGTTAATTTATTATTCGTATAATTAGAGTCAACATAGTTTTTAGCATCAGCTAGCGCTTTATCTGCTTTGGTTTGAGCACTTACCTCAGTCTCGATCTTATTCCAGCCTTTAAACACGCCGTCTGTATGGATCGTTGCCGTCCAAAAGGTTCCGTCATAACTTCTAGAGGCCAAAATTGTTTTTCGTCCGCCTCCCTCTGTTTCGATAACATCATAGTTATACCATGATCCATCTCCTGAAACAGGATTATTTGTTATGACGTTCCCTAATGCATAGTAAAAGCCAGAGGGTAGTGTTAACAAGTCAGTCCCATCTGGGATTTTAGTTCGGCAGCCTTGAGTATCTGTTAATCTATATAGTTGTGCATTATTCCATTTGTCCTTATCGGATGTTGTTACGTGGATATCTGTTTTATTGGCATGTGCATCTACTTTGATCTGTGAGCCTTCAACCGATTCGATCTCACGCCAAGATGTCCAAACGTCTGAGTTAGCCACTTTATTCCTCATGAATTTCCTTCGGCCAGTTGATATTGTGTCACTACTGCTATAAGACGTGTATTCTTGATATGCATACGTGCTGAAATTATAAACCATTAAATAACCATTGTTATTAACAGGAGCATTTAATGTTGTTGTCGCACCACTCATGTAATAGAATCCAGTTTCGATGACAGTATTGAAATCTGCATCTTCACAGTACTTTGCGAGACCGTTATCCTGAGTTATTTTAAAGAGCTGTGAGTCGTTCCACTTGTCTTTATCTGATTTTGTTACGTGGATATCTGTTTTATTAGCATGTGCATCTATTTTCTTTTGAGACCCCTCTGTAGTTTCTGATTCAATCCATGCTGTCCATGTTGTAGAATCGTTTTTTCTTATTCTAAAAAATGACTGCTCTCCCTTAATTCCGTCATAAGCTATTTGAACAAGTGTGTTTTTATAGCTCATCACAAGGAGAAAACACTGATTTAGGCCCGGACCGTTCAAGCCGTCATTGTATATTAAGTACATACCAGTATCGGTTAAATCATTATAATCAGTAATTTCGGTCACACTCTTGTAAAAGACCCTTCCATCATCACCTGATATCTTACTTAACTGAGCGTTGTTCCACTTTGACCTTTCAGCAGCAGTAATGTGAATCGTACCGTCATTCACATGCTTCTCAAAATCCTTCTTCGCCGCCTGCTGCACATTATCCACATTCCCCAGCCCGATTTGCGCCTTTGTTGTGTTGTGGGGGTTGTTCATGTCGTTTTTGTGGGCGGCCAGGTCTGTGTGGGCGTCTTTTATGCCTTTTTCCCAGCGGTTGACGTCATCTTCGTTGATGGGATCATCCGGAAGCCAGTCTGTTTTTTCTTCGTATGCCATGTTTACACCACCTCAAAGGTAAATCTGAAATCGAGTGTTCTGTTTTCGCTGACGTCCAGGTCAGTCTTTCTCTCTGTAATGATGTTGCCCAGCTCGTCAAAAATTTGTACCGTTTCGATATGCTTGATGTCTTCCTCACGTTTTGTCAGAACGGTGACGGTCGCACCGTCAATGGCGAGCTCTACTATTTCTGTTTTTTGGCCGTTGAGCAGCACGTGATCGATTCTGCTTTTTAGATCAGCCGCTGTGCGTTCTCTGTATATGGTTGAGATCAAGTTAAAACCACCTCATTGTTGTTAAGAGTGACAGAATAACCGACCTTGAGCTCACTGGCTGTTCGGTATCTGCGGTGATTCAGGATGACTGTATCTTTGATTTGCAGCGTCTCATTCAATCCGCCTCTGAGCGTATACGCCAAATGAGCGGGTTTCATGTTTTCTATCGCTTCGATCAGCTCATTCATGTGCTGGAGGTCATCAACATTGATATCGACGTTAAAGCGGTATTCACCGGGAAGCAGGCGGACCTGTGCAGACGGGTTTTTCAAGAAACGGTTTACCGCCTGCTCAATGGCCCTATATGTGATGGGCGGGATGTTCGACATTTTGGAAATGAGCCTCAATCGTCTGATCTCATCAGTGTCACCTGATTCCCGCGGTACGTTTAAAATCTTTTCCCAGCGGCTGAGCCCCCATGTCGCCGTCGGTACGAATAACTGATCCGTCAGATCAAATATGCTGTCATTTTGTTTATCAAACTCAGGCGCTTCCGCTTTCAGCAGCTCGGCCATTTCTTTAAGGCTGGTGAGAAACGGCGGCAGATACGCTGTCATGTCATCTTGTTTGCTCAATGATCTTCACCTGCCCAAGCTTAGGAATTTCCACGTCGCTCAGCACCAGATTTTCAGACGTGCCGTTGATTTGAATATTGGAGTAGTCACTGACTGATGATGAATTATAGACGATATTGTTAATTTGAGACAGGCGGATAACGTTATCTTCAAACGCCATTTTCTTAAAGAGATTTAAAACGCCTTCCTCAATTTCTGACTTCACTTCATCAATTGAGTGATTGATCTCAGGCAGCACTTCGGCAGAAATCTCAACTTCTTTCCAGACCGCGCTCTCCACTGTGACAACGGCTCCGATTGGCGCCTGTCCCTCTCCCTGTCCTGGTTCAGGGTCGATATAATCTTTCACTTTTTGAATTAAAATAGGAGAAGCGGGCTCAAGATTCGCATTGGTGACGACAATTTTGACAGTGCCTTCACCGTTCCAAAGCGGGAAGATCTTTGCCTTTCCCACACCGTCCACTTCCTCAGCCCACTCTTTATAATGCATTTTATTGGCACTGACGGCCTCACGCCGAACCCTTGTAAAATACCGTTCTCGCAAGCTGTCATCTCCCTCTTCCTCGCGCCCCGGAATCAGGATTTCTTTGACTATGGCCGTTTCTAAACCGGGAATGGTATCCAATGACAGTAAATTGCGTCCGGTCAGATTGGCGTTTCCCGCTTCACCAGGTGTTTCACAGATGAGCGTCCCATCTGCCGTATATTGAAAATAAAGATTATCCACGTAAAAGCGGGAGCCGACAGGAATAGTAACTCCAGATGTAAACTCTCCCGCTCTGACCGCCTTTGTCGCGGCTGTCCGTTCAATTCCCGCTTCCGCTGCACGCCTGTCTAAAAATTCGCCTTGTGCGGTATCAGAAAAAACTAGCTCAAGCACAGTATCCAGCCATATATAAGACTTCGCAAGCTCGGCCGCCGCTGGGGCTAACGCATTATAAATGACGCTGCCTTCTCTTGTGTCAATATCTGCGGAAATGCTGTTCAGCATACGCTCCATAATCGCTTCAAAAGTCTGATCTTCAAACATCTTCGCCAATCACCTCCTCAATCTCAAGCGTTCCTTCATCCGTCTCCACCACGAAGGACACATGAAAAGCGTCGCCTTGTTTTTCAATCTCAAAATCTGTTACAGCCGATATCCGGTCATCATAAACCAGCGCCTCTTCTATCAGCCTCGGGATCTCCATCTTTTTATACGCCTCAGTCGTCTCATGATCTGTCAGCACGTCCTGAAGCTCGTTTCCGACATTATGGCTGTATATGGAATATGCATAGCGTTCTGTCTGTAAGGCGATATACACGAACTGCCTGATCGCTTCAAGCCCGGTAATCAGCTCATTCGTAATTCTTCCGTTTTCAAAATCTATTTTGTACGTTTGCGAGGTTTCAATGACTTCGCTCTCATCTTCAATATCTTCAAACTCCACTTCTGGTGTCAGGGCCATGATGCCCACTCCTTTTACATGCTAAATAAAAACCCCTTCGTACTGAAGCGGTTTTGTCTATACTTTATCTAAAATAAAAAACGATTGCCCGCCAGTCAGAGCCGCGGTCATGAGGCGATCCCCCGGCTCGAGTGCATCGTCTCCTCCGGACTGCATTCGTTTTGGGATAATGATGGCGTCTTCCGGTATGATCAGTTTGCTGTTTTCTTTTAATTTGATTTCCACAGGAGAAACCGAAACGACTTCAGCCGGGAGCAGTTCTACCGGAGACTTAGCGTCAACTGCGCCGACTGCCAAATGTTTTATAGCCTCACTTAATCTCATCAGGAAACTCCTTCCGGCATCGTATTCTTTTCGACAACATCGATCGTCATCGTATGTTTCGTTCCTTTAAATTCATGCCGGTCCGTATCTACCCAATAGGTTTTCTTGATGCCGGCCTCCGGAATCGAAATATAGACAGGCAAGCCGCTCTGCACTTCTGGAATGCCCACTGCCTGAATATTTTTCAGTTCTTTTTTCACGCCCTTTTTTTCAGCAAGACGTACATCTGCCCGCTGCTGAAGCTGTGCCTGGTTGATGTCATCTGTGACCGTTTCCGTATATTGAAGCACACCGTATTTATTTAAGCCTGAACTGTCCTTGGCAGAGGCTTTATATGTCTTATTGTCCTTTTGCCGGCGAAGCACCACCCGAGTAGCAGTGTCGTTTATAGAAGTGCTGTATTGGTAGCCTGTGATATTGACGCCCGTTTCAAGCACCCATACCTCTGACGGATCTGGCCAAGCGCGCAGGCCGAGCTTTCCTTTTTCCGAATACAGCTGGTAATGTCGCCCTGTCTGGCTTTTCGTCTGTTTCAGCGCTTTTAATATGATGTCATACAATGTCGTATCATTTTTAATGACAAGACTTTTGATCGTATGGCCTGTGTTTGCGATCGAGGTTGTCGGTATCTGGAAGTCACTCGCAATCCTTCTGATGATCTGGTCGGCCCGCTGATTGGAAAACACGTACATATCCTGGTTTTTCACCAGGTACTGAAGCATGTCATAAGCGCTGAAGGCAAGCGTATGCTCGTCCGGGGTTCTTGCAAAAACAATGCCCCGAAACAGCTCTTTTCCCTTCCATTTAAACAAGACCGTATCTCCTTCTGAGACACTGTAATACGTCTGGTCGCCCTGCTTGGTGACGATGGTCGCTTCAATGGAACGCGGCGCCTGATAACGATGGCCTTCAAGCGATACGCTTTCTGCAACCAGCTCAAGCCACTCTGTGTCTTTAATGACGAACAGTTCTATCATCATACATCACCTGTTTCATTGCGGTATCTTTAATTTTTGGCCGGGAAAAATCCAGTGGCCCGGCTGCCTGATGTTCCGTTTGCTTCGTTTGATCATTGCTGTTTTATTGGCGTTCCAAATTTTGCGCCATTGGGTGCTGTTCCCGTAAAATCTGCCTGCAATGTCCCATAGCGTGTCTCCCTTTTTGACTGTGTATGTCTTCGGCGCAGCCTTCGACGGACGTTTTGCCTTTGTTTTTTTCTTCTGCTTGATTTTCCGCGGGGAAGCGGTTTTGTATTCTTTTAATTGAATATCAAAGGAACGATCACCTATATCCTGCTGGCCTTCGCTATAGGAAAAACCTTCAATACTGCATGTTAAATTCACTTTAGTTCCCGTAATCAAAAACTGAACCGGTTTTTTGGCCTTCATCCATTTTTCAATTTTTGTTATCGCATTTTCCGGCGACGGGAAGTTTTGATATTCTGCTATCGGACTGTATTTCTTCGGAAAAAAAGAAGAGAACGAAATTTCTTTCGCTCCCTGCTCGTCAATAAATGTAAGGTCACCGAACTTGGCTACTTTAACCGTCTCATTCTGAACTGTATTTGAAATACTCAGCTGGTCGGGAAGAACGGGGAGCCGCAGCTTGTCCTTCCCTTGTGAAATCCAAAATTCATATACGGATTTAGTCAAATGCAACGACTCCCTTCGTTCCAATATTGATATCCTTTTGCAGTTCATCTATAAGCGCCTGCTTGATCTTCGCCGCTAGGCTTTCGGCGTCTTGTCCATTATGGAAGTGCTGGTCACCGTTAAATTGAATATAAATCTCTTTTGATCCAGAAACCGCTGCAGTCGGCCGGCTAGCCGAGGTAACAGCTGAAACTTGTCCTGAAGAAAGCTCAGACTGCTGGGATTGAGACGGATCTGTCACTTCCATACCAAGAGCCTGTGCCGCTCTCTGAAGAAGGTAGCGACCGCGGATGCCCCGTTCCTCTGGGATGATCCATTCCCGCTTGTTTCCTTCACCGACACGGGCAATTTGTTCTTTCGTGATCAGCCCGCCGTTTGCATAACCGACATAAGGACCGCCACGTTTCAGGCTTTTAATGCCAGGTACATTATCAATTGAGCCGTATCTGCTTTTGATATAGCCGATCGCGGCAGCAGCGTTGTGAATCGGATTTCTAATGTTACCCATGCCCGGTGCTTTATGAGCATTAAATGTGGTTGGAACTGTCTGCATGAGTCCTTGTGATGGATTTCCCGCCTTCGCGTTGCTATCCCACAGGTTAATAGAGTTCGGGTTGCCCCCTGATTCATACTGTGCAATCGTCATTAATCCCGAGAGCCAGCTCAATGGTGTCTTTGTGGCCATCATTGCTGCCATAAGCCACTGTTTCACATTTCCCCCTACTGCACCCATTCCGGAATAAGCAGCTGCCAATGAACCGGCTTGTTTTTCTGCGTATTTTTTCACATCGACAGAATCCAGTCCTTTTACAACACCGACAGAGGCAAAACGCCCCAAGCTCATCATGACTCGAGAAGGCGAATGGATATCTAACTCTTCACGGAAAGCCTGCTCCACTCTCTTGGCCATATCCTTTGCTGCTTGTTTTACTTCACTGGATTTAGAATTCATGCCTGTCACAAAGTTTCCAATCAAACCGGAGCCCCAGCTGTTCGATGTGTCTTTTGAACGCAGGAACGGTTTGTCAACATGTGTACTCACATACTGTGCAGTCCCTGTTTGGGTTGAATTTTGTCCTTGCGCAAAGCCTTTGACCGTTCCTGTGCCCCATGAAGACGATTTGCTCACAGTGGCTTGGAACGGCGTTTTAACTTTTGATTGCAAAAAGCCGTCTGTTCCGGTTGCTGTACCGTTTTGGCCCTTGGCATACCCGCTTACCATTTGTTTACCGTAATTTGGTGAAGCAGAAATCATTTGTGTAAATGGGGTATTAATGTTTTTCTTTTTCCAGTCTTCCATTTTGACCGGCTGATCGCTGATGCCTTTACCAAAGCCTTCTGAAAATTGCTGTCCGAGTGTGGACGCTTGGCCTGTAAGATTTGCAGTGTTCATTACTGGGGAGGCTGTGCCTGATAGAGGACTGACAGCTGCTCCTCCTGAAACAGATGCTGGACTTCCGCCAGAAGACGAAGCTGCGCCCATGTCGTCTACAACTTGCATACCCAGCTTAGACGCCGCTTGTGAAAGAAGCATCTTCCCCCGGCCTCGGTTGTTATCAACCGGGATAACGAATTCCTTGCCGGCTTCACCGATCCACGAGATGGTTGGTTTGGTGATGTAGCCGCCTGTGGCATTTTTATCCGGATCCTTACCTTTATTCGGATCACCACCGCCGGTTACAAAATTAATTACTTTACTAGCTACGCCGCCAGCTTTATCCCAGATTTGCTTCACCCAGCCGAACGCTTTAGAAAAAGCATCTGAAATTGCTTCTCCCACCTTTGTAAGAGGTTCTTGAATATTCTTTTTAAACCAGCCGCTCAGGCCTTTCCAAATGTTCTTAACGGTGTCTATCGCTTTTTTGAAAGCATCTGAGATTCCCTTACCTACATCTGAGACTGTATTTTTAACCGGGTTCCAAACTGTATCCATGAACCATCCCGATACTGTACTGAAAACACTCTTAATCTTATTCCAAGCACCGGTCATTTTATCCCAGATTGTAGTTGCCGCTCCTATTACAGCAGATTTGACTGGCCCCCACACATTACTCATAAACCATGAAGCAACTGTACTGAACACATTTTTAATTGTCGTCCATGCATTTACGATTTTAGACCATATTGCTGTTGCTACACCCACAACTGCTGATGAAACCGGCGTCCAGACATTGTCCATAAACCATGTTGCCACCGTGCTGAATATCGTTTGAATCGTTGTCCATGCATTTACGATGTTGGACCATATGCTTGTTGCTACACCCACAACTGCGGTTGACACTGGCGTCCAGACATTATCCATAAACCATGTTGATACAGTTCCCCAAGTATCCTGAATGGCTGACCAGGCATTTTGCGCACCCTCTGTGATGCTGTTCCATGTATCCTCTAGAGCGCCGGCATCAATTGCCTTCCCTAAACTTTCACCGCCGAAAGTACCGGCAATTCCTCCTACAACACCGCCAATAGCCGTCCCGACTCCCGGCACAACGCTTCCAATAGCCGCTCCTGCAGCGGCTCCTGCTAAACCTCCGCCGGCTGAACCTACTTTTTCACCAGCATTATCCTTATTGATACCGGCTAAGTCAGTAAGGGACAGTATTTCGCCTAATCCCGGTATTCCTTTTGCCGCTCCTTTTAAGCCCTTCAGTCCGCCTTTTAAGCCTTTTGATTCACCCAATGTTTTCAGAAGGCCTGAAAAACCTTTGCCTGATGCTCCTTTAGCAGATTTAGGTGTATTCACAGGATTTGTTTTATTCCCTTTTGTTGATGAACCGTTTCTATTTTTCACTTTTTTGCTTTTGCCTGTACTGATTCCGGCACAGCAGCAACCACAAGCCCCGCCCCATTTGCCGCCTGACTTTTTCGATTTTGAACCTGAAGATTTTTGGTTCATAGAAGGTTTTTTAGTGCGGTTTGAATTGTTAGAAGTTGAGTTCTTTGTATTGGCTTTTGAAGCTTTTTGTTTGCTTTTGCTTCCGCTGGATTTGCCGCCAAGCAACCCGCCAATATCCAGATTCCCCAGCTTCTCAGCAATGCCTTTTATAATTTTTTCAAAAAACTCTCCCACTTTTTCAATAATTTTATCAGGGCTGAATTTCTCGAATTTCTTGGCGATTTTTGAAACAATGTTATCAACAAACTTTTCTGCTTTATTAGCGATTTTATCCGGGTTCAGGAAATTAAATTTCTCTGAAATTTTGTCAACAATATTTGTTACAAAGTCTTCCGCTTTAGTAATAATGGCGTCTGGACTGAATTTGCTGGCGACATCATCTACTTTTTTCATAAAGGAATCTGTAAACTTGTCAAGCTGCTTAAAAATCGCTTCTGGACTGAATTTGCTTGCGATATCATCCACTTTTTTCATAAAGGAATCTGTAAACTTGTCAAGCTGCTTAAAAATCGCTTCTGGACTGAATTTGCTTGCGATATCATCCACTTTTTTCATAAAGGAATCTGTAAACTTGTCAAGCTGCTTAAAAATCGCTTCTGGACTGAATTTGCTTGCGATATCATCCACTTTTTTCATAAAGGAATCTGTAAACTTGTCAAGCTCGTTAAAAATGGTTTCCGGGCTGAATTTACTTACGACATCGTCCACTTTTTTCATGAAGGAATCTGTAAACTTGTCAAGCTCATTAAAGATTGTTTCCGGGCTGAATTTACTTACGATATCATCCACTTTTTTCATAAAGTGAACGATGTCGTAAATTTATCCAGCTGTGACAAAATCGTCTCTGGACTGAACTTTGTTGCGATTGCGTCCACTTTACTCATGAACGATGTTGTGAATTTATCCAGCTGCGACAAAATCGTTTCTGGACTGAATTTCGTCGCAATTGCGTCCACTTTACTCATGAACGATGTTGTAAACTTATCCAGCTGTGCCAGAATCGTTTCTGGACTGAACTTCGTTGCAATTGCGTCCACTTTATTCATGAACGATGTTGTGAATTTATCCAGCTGCGACAAAATTGTCTCTGGACTAAACTTTGTGGCGACTTCATCCACCTTATTCATGAACGATGTCGTAAATTTATCCAGCTGTGACAAAATCGTCTCTGGACTGAACTTTGTTGCGATTGCGTCCACTTTACTCATGAACGATGTTGTAAACTTATCCAGCTGTGCCAGAATCGTTTCTGGACTGAACTTCGTTGCAATTGCGTCCACTTTATTCATGAACGATGTTGTGAATTTATCCAGCTGCGACAAAATTGTCTCTGGACTAAACTTTGTGGCGACTTCATCCACCTTATTCATGAACGATGTCGTAAATTTATCCAGCTGTGACAAAATCGTCTCTGGACTGAACTTTGTTGCGATTGCGTCCACTTTACTCATGAACGATGTTGTAAACTTATCCAGCTGTGCCAGAATCGTTTCTGGACTGAACTTCGTTGCAATTGCGTCCACTTTACTCATGAACGATGTTGTGAATTTATCCAGCTGCGACAAAATTGTCTCTGGACTAAACTTTGTGGCGACTTCATCCACCTTATTCATGAACGATGTCGTAAATTTATCCAGCTCTGTTAAGATTGTTTCCGGGCTGAACTTTGTAGCGATTTCATCCACCTTTTCCATGAATGAAGCAGCAAATTTGTCCAGTGCTGTCAAAATCGTTTCTGGATCAAACATGCTCGCAATATCTCCTGTACCTCCTGCTGAAGGCGCTCCTTTTTCGGAGGGACCTGAACTTCCCATGCTGTCAATTCTTTTCTGCAATGAATCCAGCTTATTTGACACCTTGTCATTAATAGCGAGCTCAAGTTTGTTGTCTTTTCCTGTTAAGGCATTAATACCAGCAGAAATACGACCGACTGTTTTCATGACGTGATCAATCACGCGTATCGTAACAGAGTAACCATTTTTAAGTGCAGTTTCCATATAGCGCTGTATTTTTTGCACAGCCGGCAACACTTGATCTTCTGCACTCAGCATAATCGTAAAGCCTTTAAAACCTGCCACGAGCTCTCTTAATCGTTCAAACTTTTCGGTTGCTTGGTCACTAGCATCTATTTTAATAGATACAGATGACGGCAATCCCTGCAATTGAACATTAACCTGCTGAATGACACTGCTGGCTTTATCCTCAGTTGAAATGGAGATCATTTGGGCGCCAAGCTTTTTCTTTAATGATTTTTGTATGCGATCAATTGTCCTTAATACAGTTTTGCTTTCTTTTCGTACATCAATAGCGCTTTTTCGCTGCACCATTTTTCTATATTTTTCAAGTGCTCTAAACCCATTCTGAATCTTTCTTAACTTTTTACTTACACGGTCTTCCATTTCAAACCTTGCTGTCAGCTTTGCCAATTACGATGCCCCTCCTTTCTTTGCTTGTTTTTCAAGGAGATCGAGCTTATATCCAATCAGTCCATACAACAGCGCCTTGAAGTTTCGAGGCGCTTCATACAGTTCTAATAAATCTGATGGAGAATAATGAAGCTCGTGCATCGCATAGTAGAGATACACGGCTTCTTTATGCCCATCCTTGATTAGTTTTTTGCTTCTTCTTCCAGATCCTCTAATTCATCTTCAAATCCATTAATCTCAATCGCTTTGTTTAACCAGTTCGCATACTCGCCTCCAACTGAGAGCACGCGTTTCGCAACTTCTACCGGGTCAGCCGTTTTGTAAGCTTCTCGAAGCTCTTTTGAACGGAAGTCCGGATAAACGGTTGATTCAACTGCGATTCGGGCATAAAAGCGTTGGCTGTCTAAATCTTTTACACGGCCTCTGCCTTTGACATTTTTATACGTTGTTGTTTCTTTCTCCAATTCATCAATGCGCTCCGTCGTGATCGCTTTAAAAATAAATGGCACGATGTTCCCTTTTTTATCAACAAAACGCTTTGAGATCGGCACTTTGATTTCCTCAGCTTCAATTGTTTTTCCCGGCATAAAAAAGGAAAGATCATATACGTTTTCGTTCTTCTCGCTCATGTAAAAAACTCCCTTGTCTATTGTTTGGTTTCATCTTTAAAAAACAGACCTTTCTGAGAAAGGTCTACGTATGGGCTGATTCAGCTTTGATTAAAACGTGTCAGATAGCTTTTCAGGGACGTCGAAGTCTTCGAATGTAAATGGAACTTCTTCCTCTAACGCTTCTGAATCGACATCAAGGCTTGCGATTTTGGCAGAGTCAAAGTTGACGTCGTACAGCGTAACTCGCTCTGTGCCCCGGCCTGAGGATTGATCATCCAGCACAGCTTGGAGCGTGAAATAAGGGTCGCTGCCTTTTTTGACATAGTCCATCATCAATAGCACGAATTTTGATGTGACTTTGTAGAACGTTGCGGTCCCTGTTCCATTTGCCCCTGTTGTTTTATGGCCTGTCATGCGGCGGCCCATAATGTTGACTTCAGATTTGTTTTTCTCAACGTTTGCTTCGAATGTTTTGATGTGCGCCATTTCCTCACCATCGAGAAATAAGCGGCCTTCTTTTCCTGAGATTGTGTTTTGTGCTTTTAATGCCATATTAGTTTACCTCCACATTAAAGTAGAATTTTTCTGCTGCGTCGACAGGCTGAACAGCCAGGTCAATCAAGAAGCCGTCACGATCTTCATTCATTGAAATTGTGATATCTTCATCGGAATCAAAGCCAGTGATGCCGCCTGCATCCTGAAGCGTTGTCATGTATTGCGTGATCATCGTTTTTACATACTGCAGTCCGTCTTCAGATGCCGGGATATCGCTTCCGCTGCCTTTTCTTGATTTAATTAAGGCTTTCAGCTCGCGTGTTAAATCATTATTCACAGCATCCAGGACACGAACGATTTTGTTCTTCGCAAATTTCTTGTTTTTCTCAGCTGTGAACGTCACGAGTGAGTTAATGTCCTTTTCTACGCTGACGGATTTATCACGGGCGTCGAATGTGAATAAAAATTCACCTTTGCCCAGACGTTCAACAATCGTATCGTGGTCGAGGCGGTGTAACACATCAACTGCGCCTTCGTACTCTACAAATGTAAGTGATTGGTTAAAGGTTGCTCCTGCACTCGCTCCAGCTACCCAAGCTGTTGCTTTGTCGGGTGTAACTTCCGTGCCATCTTCAAGCAGCACACCCTCTGTTACGTTGATGATGCCTTCATAATCACCGGCATAATTGGCTGTGACGCCTTGCACTTTTTGTCCTTGGCCGTCGCGAAGGCGTTTAATGAAAGCAGCAAACGTCGCCTTCAACTGGTCACCTTCTGCAACAGGCAGCGCAATCACATCAAAGCTCTCCGTTTCAGCCGCGGCTAAGAAATCTGTATAGTCGGAGTTAACAGGGGCTTTATCCGTACCGCCAGATAAACGGATTCCCGCGGATGCATTCAGCGTCTCAGCTGCAGTGTCTCCTTCTGATCCAGTGAGAGGAATCGTTGAAGAAAGATCGCCTGTTCCGGTAAAAGTGACATAGCCGTTAGCTGTTAATTCTTCAGCCTTTTTGACAGTCTGTTTATCAACCTCTGATTCGTCCATATATGTTGTCACATCGAAAGAATTAGCATCCAGCACATTTTGATTGATGCGGATGATAATGTCATTTCCTTTTGTTCCGCCATATACTGCAGTTGCTTTGACGCCTTCAGCAATATCAGCAGACGCTCGGACACCTTCGGTTAGACGGTACATCAATACCGTTTTCGCATTTTTCTTCGCTTCACGCAGCAGCAATAAAGACGGGTCATCAATGCTGAGGCCCACTTTTTTGTTTAGGTCTTCAACGCTGGAAATGGAGACGAACGTTTTCGCTTCGCCCCAGCTTGATGCGACCGGAAGTGCGACTGTTCCCCGTTCACTGAGTGATACCCGCTCCTGTGCCGTCGTTTTAAAGTTAAAATAAATACCTGCACGTTCTTTTTCTTTGCCTGTTGTAAATGTTCCGCCATTCATGATGACATGACCTCCTTGGTTAGAAATGTTTGAATTAATTGGTTGGCTTCTGATTTCGTCATACGTGGTTGATCCACGCCAAATAAAGCCCCCTGAAGAATATCCGGCTTAACGCCGAACAGTTCCTTCGCGTGCTTAATCAAATCCGCTGTATCAAATAGAGCTTCCCGGCTCTTTGTATGTACAGCCTTCTTCTGTTGTTTGTCCTTTGACACCGTTTATTTCACCCCGCTGTTCATGTCGATATCCTGTAAGACAGGCTGTTCTGTTTTGTGATAATAATATCGGCTGCTCCACCTGATCACCATGGCCGCCTCGCCCCTGTCTCCTACCCTTGTCTCGATTTGGGAGATGCGAACCATATCCCCCGTCTTCTCACCGGATTCACTCAGCAGCGGAATCATATTTCTCGCTTCTCTGATGGCATCCGCGAGTCTGTCCGCTTCATCCAGCGCCTGAACGGAGTCCAGATGAAACAGTTTTACATTGAGACTGTAGGTTTTTTTAAATGTGGAGACCGTATCTGTTTCCTCGAAAACAGATGGTGGCGGGACGTATAACGACGGCACCTGAAAGTGATCAGGAAGCTCGCGTTCATAAATGGGAACAGACCACCGGCTGTACAAAAACGCCATGATCGATCCTGTTTCACTGTTCATCCTGCTCCTCCTTTACAGCTTCTTCAGCCACTGGCGCAGTTTGCTTTCCATCGATTTTTCAAACAGCTGTTCATATAAAAGCAGTGCATGATCCCAGTAGCCCGTGCCCGGTATCCATTTTCTCTTGAGCGCCATTCCCGTTGAAGCAGCTGGATCATAAATAAACCGTGAGCCTTGAAAACGCCCCGGCACCCATCTCACATCTTGTTTTGACGTCCAATGGCCGTCATTAAGAAATGAGGCGTAATCAAGCTGTGTTCCCACCTCAAGCGAAAGCCCGCCGCTTTGCACAATCCAGAGATTGTCCTCTGCGCCTTTCTCAAAGGAACTGAGCAGTTTTTCTGTATCAATCGTTTGTGTGCTGATGAGTTCAGATTGGACGATCTCCAGAAAATCTTGCCCGCACTCCTCAAGCCACTGGAACGCCTGTCTGGAAAAACCGCCTGAAGCCGCTTCTTTTAATGCCGTGTTCAGCTGTTTCAATCCCGCTATTTTCATAGGCTTTCATCCCTGACTGCGACGACCTCCCAATGATGATGTCTGATCCTTTTCGGCAGCTTTAGTATATATTTATGATTCTCCCAAATGATTTTATCGTTCACGCGGATGTCCGCTGACAACGGAAAATGGACGAGAAAGCTATGATATACAGTTTGATCCGGCTTCTCCTGAATCAGCTGCTGTGTTTTTTCGGTAAAATAACAAGGGACATCTTGTTCATCGGGTGTATCGGGATATGAAATCACCGGCTGCAGCCTGTCTGCCGGAATCCCAAATCGGCCTGCAGACGGCGCTTGGGCTGCTTCATGATAAATGTCGCAACGGTGAATGAGCATCTGCTTGTAGCTCATAAAGATCTCACCTTCAGCTTGGAGGATTCAGGGACGTAGCCCGGCTTGATAAACTCTTCGAGCAAATGATACACCTCAGGCCGCTGAATCCCGCCTTCTCCGGAAACCGTGTAGGAATAATCCCCCATTTTCTCAGACTGATAGCTTGATGAGGCAGATTCATCGCTGTTGACAAGCGCAAAATACTGGGCAAGCTTTACTAAAGCCAGCTTCACCTTACCGGGCAGCGGATCATACAAGCTGTCTTCAAAGCGGTGGCCCGTGATGAGAGCCGCTTCTGCTTCCGCCTCGATGATATCCTGCGCCAGCAGCTCTTCCGGCCTGTTTTTCACCCGATCATAGACCGAATAGGAGGCTACGTCAGTCGGTTCAATGAGCATGAGCTGACCACCTCGTTTCTATTATTCTTTTACGTTAATTAATTTCGCGCAGGCATCCTCTTCCTCGAACTTGCTGTCCAGCTTGGCTGTTAAGACAATAATGAATTTACGGGAGCGGATGTCTTTGTCGACTTCAATTCGGATATTGCGGGAGAAGCCGAGAATGATATTTTTCGGATGTGTGAGAATGATATCAGAAGCGTCATATTGCGCGTCTCCCTCACCGACTGTGTACGGCTGAATATTGGATACTCCTTTGACCGGTACGCCGAATGCTGTTGACAAGCCGCCCTGAACAGCCTGGTCCCCAAGGTTTGTCTGGCGGTCTGCCACGCGGTCCTTCCATTCAACTTCTAAGCCGTGAGACGTATAGAATCTGAATTCCTGAGGGATGCGCAAATATTTTGGCGGAACTGCCTTTAAGCCTTTCTTGAATGTCGCTCTGGACAGTTCTTCACCGTTCATGTCAACGATATGGGAAACCGCCTGTTTACGGATGCCGTCCAGCTGTGCCAGATACGGATCAGCTGATGCTGTATCACCGTTAACGATCAGCTCTTCAATATCAACTGCTGCGCGCTCTGCTAAAATTTGCATGATTGTCTGCTGCAGGCCGTCTTTTTCAATATTGTTTTCAAGTGTGTCATACGTAATGTTAATTTCCGCAATGACTTCCTTCGTGTTCAGCTGGACAGTGCTTGTCGTTGGAACTGTCAGCTCGTCGTTTGACAGTGCTTTTCCTTCTTGCGCAGCCCGCAGAATACGCTGGCCGAAGCCGATTTTCTCAAATTTTTGCGAGTCATTTTCCATTTGAATCACGCGGGATTCACTGAAAATGGTCGGCGTGTTTTGCACCATGCGGATAAAAGCCGATGCTTGCGCAGGGTTCATAAGCCCGCCGCTTTTTAAAGCAGAAAGCGACATTTCCGCTTTCCGAATGATCTCTTGATTTCTCAATTGATTTCCTCCTCCTTGACTGGTTTTACAGCAGTCCGCTCCAGATTGATTTTTTGACTTGCTCTGTATTGCCGCCCGTATCGTCCGCTGTCTGCTTAGACGCGCCTCGCGCTTTTTCCAAAGCCTCGATGCGTTCGATCAGCGGGGCAAGCATGTCTTCAACGAGCTTTTTCAGACGCTCGTCATCACCCGTCTGCTCCGGCTTTTCCTCCGTGTCTGTGTTTTTTTCAATCCGCTCAAGCCGTTTGAGCAGAGGGTAAAGCGCATGCTCGAATGATTCTTTCATGTCTTCTTTTCTCATTTCTTCAGTCTCCTTCCCTGTTTTGTCAGCAAGCATTTGCTTGAATACACTGAAGAACCCTGCTTTTTCGACCGGTTCTTCTTCATACACATCTGCAGTGCCAGCCATGCTGTAGCCGGTGATAATTCCAGCCTTAATCTGTTCCCACACCTCGTCAGACGCTCTTGTCACGAGCACCCATGAGCCCTTTGTAATCCGCTTTGATCCGATCATAAAATCATCGGGCGCCACATAGGACTCGACCACGACGCCGGTTCCGCCCTCAAAGCTGTGATTGATATCAATCTCCCGTGCCTCCGCGAGAAAACCGTGCGCCGCTTTTTCAATTTCCTCGGCGGTCATAAAATCGCCGTGGGCATCAGGAACATCAGGCTCATACACGATTCCGTACACGAGCTTTTGTTCATCCTGCTCACTTTTTGTAAACAGCCGAACCTTTTTTTCAAATGACGGAGGTTTGGCTGACTTCGTAAAGAAAAATTCTGTCTGGTTAGCCGCCTTGTCCACATAACTGACAAAGCTGATTTTGGCATTTCTTAATTCTCGCGCCACCTGCTTGATTCACCTCCCTTCAGGACGTTTTGATATCTTCGATGCTTTCTTTCAACTCCTGCATGAGCGCAGTCAGGTTTGTCTTTTCCGCATCCTGTCCTGCAGGCCGTTTATAAATGTCCTCAGGCCACTCCTCCAGTGTTTTGCCAAGCACCCGTCCGGCAAGGTCGCGTAAATCATTCGGCGAGACTGCTCCTGCTGTAATAAAAGGACCGAGCACCTTCGCAATCTCAAGCGGATCACGAAAGTCCGGTCCTTTTAATGTCAGCCTGACGTCATGGATATTCAGCTCCGGCAAAAGCAGCGTATTCAGTTTATTCACGAGCGTTTTTCGCTCCGGCTGAAAAACCTGCTCCTCCGTAATTTTTCTAGCCGTATCAGCTGTCGCCCGGTTGTATTCCTGGGCCTCGCCTGTATACAGCGGCGGGAGGCGGAACGCTGAACGCAGCTTATTTCTGCTTTTTTCATCGTATTCAAGAAACAAGGCGTCGTTTTGGAGAATTTCAGCCAAGGATTTGATTTCCACGGAAACCGGCGTAATATCCTCGCCTCCGTGGAGATCCTTTTCTTTTGCGATTCCTTCCGCTTCGATCAGGAGAAATTTATGGGCGTTTTCAACACCTTCAAGATCATTCATGTATTCCTGCAGCTCCCGGTAAGAAGCTTCAGACAGCATCCCGTTTTCCACTGTAATCGCAGCGGGGACGTGACGTCCCTGCTTAAAATACATAAAATTGAGCTCTTCTGCTTTTCGGGCCCCGTATAAATTGACAATATTGCCGATCCAGCGGGGTACACCGTATACGCCGCTTCCGATTTTGAGGTGAATGGCTTCATTTGCTTGATACTTCTCTGCCAATGTGTTTACATATTCACCTGTGCGCATATCCATTTTTCGCGGATCGCCGTATTCTTTAAAAAATACTTTCTTTCCATTGATCATCTGCACATATTTTCGGAAGCGTTTTTGCCTTTTGATCCTTTTCATTTTCCCGTTTTCTTCATATACAAATGAAACCTCTACAGGCTCGCCGGCTCCGCATACACGCATATATTTCACATCTAAATATTCGATGCCGGCAGGTTTTCCCGCCCCGTCGCGAAGCACTTCCATAAATCCGTTGCCTGTTTTTTCTCTGTCTTCGATGGCATAGCCTAAAATCATTTCAGCTGATTCATCAAAGTGAAGACATTTATAAAAGGCTTCGAGTCTGGCCCAGTCTTTTTCCGCTCTTTTCTTTTTTGCCTGATCGACATCACTTGCGTTGACATCAAATGTGTACTCAACATCGAATCCAAAGCCTGTAATATTCACTCTGTACGCATCAATGCATTGCTGAAGAATAGTCGAGTATTCGGCAATGGTTTTGAGCTCGATGATATTGTAGGGCGGAGCGATAATGTCCTCTCCGTACAGCTCAGAAAAGTCATCTTCATAGATTTGCTTTGTCTGAGGAGCCGCGGCATTGGCTTTAAATACAGTTGCTCTGACTGTTTGATTGTGCATGATTTATGACCTCCTCCTTTCTCGGTTCGGCCGGATTCGTTTGTGTGCTGTCTCTTTCATATCAGCAACCTCATAATCATCAAGCGCATACCAAATGGCAGAAAGCGTATGCGGGTCAATCGTGAATTCATCCTCAATCAGAGCTCCGTTTTTATCTTTGGCATACGTAAGTGTCTTGAGCTCATAGATGACATTTTCACAGCGATCCGAACAGAAGATTTTTTTGAACCGTTTTACCTTTTTGGTATATTGAAGCCTGGAGCCGGGAAACTTTCTGGCTCCAACCATCCGAAAGCCCTGCTGGCGGAAATATTGAATGCTTTTCGGCTCAGCCGAGTCGGCTTTGATCAATTCCTGTGTCTCAATAAACTCACGCAGCTCCTCAGCCGTCCTGTCATCTGTCATTTTGTTTTGATAATACTCCCAATAAATGTAGAGGTATTTTTTTTCAGGATCTACAGCAAGCCGGACGACGGCATTATAGGATTCCTCGAATCCAAAATCCATGCCTGTACGAAAGATTGGCTTGCTGATGGCTGCGATACATTTTTTCATTTGATTATGCGGGAGTACCTCGAACTGCGGCAGCACCCTGATCCCATTGACGCCGAATCGTCCTTTGCGGGCAATCCGGTACAGGTCGGGATCATACTCTTTGAGTCCGTCAAGCTGTTTCAGATAGCTTTCCGGGAGAAAAAGATTGTCGTTAGCGGTGGAATGATGGTAATACGTATCTCCCTTCACAATCGTCCGCTTTTCGTAAAGTTCGCTGTCATCCAGCACAAACCGTTTCTTGCGTTCATCCCGAAAAAAATGCCTATACGTCCAATTGGAGGTGCCGACGGGATTGGTGGTACAGATCATATGAAGCTTCAGCTCAGGATGGCGAAGACGTCCGATTAATTCCTTGAACCCCTCATACTTCACCTCTGAGCACTCTTCAATCCATATTAATGAAATGTTATGAACCGATTTTAATTTTGCCGGATTGTCCATTCCTTTGAACATGATCCGGCTGCCATTGTGAAATCGCAGCTGCAGCGGGGAAGAAAGAGATGCCACAGCCTTTGTGAGACCGAGCTCTTCGATCACCTCTTGAAACAAGGCGAAGGTCGAATCCCGATGGGTATCGAACACCTCCCGGATCACAAGGGCCGTCCGTTTTTCCTTCAGCAGCTTTAGCACGATTTTCAATGCGGTATGATAGCTTTTGGATGAGCCGTAGCCACCGACAAGAAACTGGTACGTCTGCTCCCAATTGAACACGTAATCTTCGAAATGTGGGTTGATTTCTTTTACAATCATGACTTGCGCTCTTTTCGTTTGATCATAATTTCAATCGGCTCTTGGCTGTCATCTGTTTTCTCCGCTTTTTGTTTGGCAAGCTTCAATTTCTCATTTTCTATTTTTTGTTTAAATTGATCTGGAAACAAATCAAAATATAAGGATAGCTTCTCAAGCGCCTTCATTTTATCTGCAAGCTTGATGGCAATGCCTTCTTTGCCAAGCTTTGCTTCCGTTACAATGGTGCCGTCAACGAGCCCGGAGTCTTTGACATCGACAAAGCTGATTTCCTTCATAATCGGGTTATCATCTTCATCAAACAGCGGACCCGATTTCCCGACAGCCTGGACCTCTTTTTTTCCAAAGGTCACATAGTCCGTAATATCCGCAAACGCGATCTTGATATAAACCTGCAGCACATCCATCGCTTCAATAAACATCTCATTGACCATTTCTTTTTTAATGCGTCTGATTTCAGCAGCGACCTTTTCGTTTTTTAAGAGCCGGCTGCCCGTCACATGAGCGCTGTCCGGAGAATAGCCCGCTTTGATTGCTGACTGTGTGGCATTGAAGCTTTTGACGTAATACAGGCAAAACAGCCGCTGGCGTTCATTTAATTCATCGTTGTCTATAGGGCGCTGTTTTTGTTCGTTTTTGGACGCAGAAAACAGGGCCTCTTTCCATTTGTCTTGTTTTTTCCAGATGCCGATTGTTTTCGGGGAAACACCGATTGTGTCCGCGATCGCCCGATTTGTGATCTTTCCTTGATGTTGTTGATAGATTGCTAATGCTTGTTCGCGAAGTTGTGTTTTCATGCTACGGCATCACCGCCACCTCCAGCATGGTTGTTTATTCATAAAAGCGGCTGATCAGCCAGCCGCTTATGTGTCATGCTCTATTCACTTATAGGTGGCAAACGTATGACAAGCTTTCAGGCAAGTGATCGATTCATGTCTTCCTGCTGTCTTTGCATCTTTAAACTCGCCCGTTTAATCGTCGTTTGCACTGTCGATTTTTTTACGCCGAGAAGATCGGCGATCCGTTCATAAGAAAAACATTCTACCTTATGCAGCAAAAACATTTCCTTTTCTCTGTCCGTTAACAGGGCTAATGCTTCTCGAATTCTATCTCTGTCTTCTTCTGATACCTGTCCGTCCGGCTCAAACATCATAGCGCTGGAAAATGATTCGATGATTCTCGGGTCCTTGATCATCAGCCGCTGGTAAGCATCACGCCGGTCAATCGCCCGTCTGATGCCGGGCTGCCTTCCTTTTTCAAGCCATTCTGTTACATATTCAAGATCAGTAATCATATTTCTGATGATTTTTTTATCCTTCAGCTCTTCAGCTGAGAGCACGGATTCATCTGCCTCAGCGAGCGGTTTATATTGTATTCTTGTTTGTTTGAGCGTGCGTTTATATTCAAATAGTAAGTCTTGCATTCTATGATCCTCCTCATTTTTGGCAAATAAAAAACGGACACCAATCAACGCACAAATGCTGTGCAATTGATCAGTGTCCGCAGGCTTTCCGTCTTGGACGTATTCTGTTTTCGCTTTAATTTAATTTGTAGCCGATTTCAAATTCCACACGGGCAAGATCGCCCTTTCTTGTTTCGACAAGCGTTTTTCCATGCTCGGGCGCTTCTGTGATCCATGCTTCTTGCTTGATGCCGTCCACAATAATGACACGGATTTTCCCGTCCTCCAGCTGGCTCTTAAGCGTGACGGAATCGATATGCAGTAGTTTTTTAGGATGAATCATGTTTTATTTCCTCCCCTTTTCGGTGCAGCGCTTGCTTCAGCTTTTTCTAATAGCTGAATGATGCGCTCCTTTGAATGAACAGAATTCCCTTTCAGAAAATCAAGCGCTGCTTTAGACGCTTCCAGCAATTCAGGCGCAGCGGCCATCAAAGCGGCATTGCTTTTTTGCGAATAAGAGCTAAGGTCAAATACAGCGGCAATCAGCCGTCCGTTTGAATATGGGAATCTTTCTTTTTCTTCTTCACTGTAAGCTGAATAAATATAGATCGGTTTCGTATCCCCGCACGGGACAGCACGCCACGGCGCAGGGCTTTTTTCTGCCTGTTTTGTCTTTGCCAACACTTTCACTTCCCGTCGTCCTTATACCATTGTTCAATGTTTTTTTCTGTTCGCTTTGCTCGAAACAGCAAAGCGATTAGAGCAGTCAGCTGTTTAATCATAGATATTCAGCCTCGCTTTTCCCGCTGTCAGCATTTGCTCCAGCTTTTGAATGACAGGCGTTAAATCAGTGCCGGACCGGCAGTTCGGACATGGATGAAAAACGACTCCAATACCGGTATGTTCCACAATGACTTTCTTTGTTTGACAAAGCTTACACATTATCTGACGCCCTCCAATCTATGGTTAAGCTCGTAGGCTGCTCCTTTGATAATCACTAAATAGTCACTGCACATCTCATAGATTCTCGTGCCGAGCGCTTCATCGACCCGTACAAGTGCTTCTATAGTCAGCTCGCTCGAAAGCAAAATCGGTTTATGATTTAAGTAGCGATAGTTGAGTACCGAATACATTTGCTCTAATTGCCAATCTGTAGCGCGGGGTTTGCCGTTAACCGGTTTAAACAGATCATCAATGAACAGCACATCCGCCTGCTTCATCCGGTTCAGCTTCGCTTCTAATAGGGCAAAATCATTTTTCAGATCAGTAAAGCCTTCCACGAACGGAAAATAAATGACAGGCACATAGCATGTTCTCATTAATTCGTTGGCTGCGGCGGTCAAAAGGTGTGTTTTCCCTGATCCGGGCTGTCCTAAAAGGGCAATGCTGTTTTTTCGGCAATCCTTGATTTGTTCATAATCGGCAACATACTCTTTTGTACACTCAAATGCGTCTTTTATGGCCTGCGGCTTTCCCTCCGTGCGGAATTCCTTGAAGCCGAGCTGTCTGAAAGAGTGGGTAATCTCACTTGCACCCAGCAGCCGCTTCACTTTTCGTTCTGCCATGCAGCTGCACATCGTCCAGACTTCCAGGCCATTCTGCCTGACGAGATAACCTCCCTGATCCTTGCAGCGCAGGCAATCATACCTGCTTGCGTCTGATTCGGCCGGTTTGTCCGCCAGTAATGGACGTCTCCCTCTTCTCAGCTCGTCCAAAATCTGTTCGATTGTTCGTTTTGTCATGTTTTTTCATCCTCTCATGCTGAATTGCGGCATTCTTTTTGGCTTGCTGCGCGAAAAATCGATCTTCAATGAATTTCGAGCAGTAGCGAAAAGCCTTGATTGTTTCAGAAGCGGCGGTCCGCCGGTTTTCAAAAGCCTGAAAGCATTCTTCAAGCCATTTGATTGTTTGCGTGACAGGAACGCCGATGGCAACAATGCGGGCGATGGCTTGATAATCTCTTGAGGAAGGATACACGGTGCGTCCTTCTTGAGCCGACCGTAATTGTGTAAACCGATTCGCAATGTGATCCACTGCATCATCAGCAGCAGTATATTTGTTTGTTTTATCTATATCTGTACGGTCGTTTGTGTCCGGTGTCTGTGGCGAAAATGGCCGTTCTTTTAGACTCCCGTGTACAGTATTGTCCGATCTGAAGCTGAATTTTTTGGAATGCTTGACCGAAATCATCAGTCCGTATGGCGCACGGACGGCCTTTATGTAATCATGGTTTTCGAGAAGCTCCAGCCATCTTCTGACGGTTTTTTCACTTACGCCGAAGACTGCCGCCATTTCTCTCGCTTTTAACGGCTTATGGCCGAGTACGATGCCCCAGCTTACCCCGTCTTTTTCGATTTCTTTTGTTGTTGAGCTGATAAACCAGAGAAACAGCCATAGCGCCGGGCCAATTTTGTCATAATGTTCTGAATTCAATAACCCTGAATACGTCGGAAAAGGATAGCTTTTATCGTTTTTCATTGGACGCCGCTTCTCCCTTTAACATCATGTATGCTTGAAACTGCTCTTGCGTTTCAAAGTGAAACACCGGAAGGCCGCATGCGGTAAACGAAATGGTGCCGCCGGATTGTCCGAGATGGCGCTGATCTATGGGATTTTCACTAAAAACGATTTGGATCGGATACATGTGATCACTCTCCTGATCTTTTTTGATACATTTTGTATCGGATGTTACCAAGTATAAACGATACATTCTGTATCATCAAGTTATTTTTGATACTTTTTTTATCATAACTTTATTTTGATACATTTTGTATCTATAATCATAAGTAACGTAGGGAGTTTAAAAAAGAGAGGTCATAGTATGATAGGCGGCAGATTGAAGAGTCTCAGAGGGAAAAGGACACAGGAAGAAATCGCATCACACATCGGTGTGTCACGGGCACGATATTCCCACTATGAAAACGGGCGAAGCGAACCCGATTACGACACACTCCAAAAGCTGGCTGATTACTTTCAAGTAACGACTGATTACTTATTAACGGGGAAAGACAAAAAATCCGATGACGATATGTTCTCAGATCCGGACCTGCAGCTTGCATACCGCGATATGCAGGATTTTTCCCCAGAAAGCAAACAGCAGGCCATCGAATTTATCAACTATTTAAAAGAAAAAGAGAAAAACCGCAAACCGAAAAATAAATAAATCGTTCTCTGTTCTCTAAAACATATAAAAAGTAGACCGATATAAAGAAAAAAGTGTTTATTTTTTAAAGAAAAGGGAAAGATTTCTACACTACCTTCCAGTCCTATACGGGCTTTTCTTTCTCGCTAAAAACAGAACAAACGTTCGAAAGGGAGTATTCAATTGGGCGATTACTTATCACATCTGGAGGAATACGTTAAAAATTTATACGGCCGGCTGGGCATCACATCCCCTCATCACATTGACATGCTGAAAATCGCAAAGGATCTGGATATTTGGGTGCATTTTGAGGATATGGGGAGCATGATGGTGAAATACGACGGCATGTACAGTATCGTATTGAACCAAAAAAAGTCACGGGAAGAGCAATGGGAGGATTTTGGCCATGAGCTGTGCCACGTGTTAAAGCATGCAGGCAATCATTTTCAGATGAACAAGCTCTTCAGAGAGCTTCAGGAATTCCAGGCAAATCAATTTATGTACCACTTCTGTGTGCCAACCTTTATGCTGTTGCAGATGGAACTGCCGCAATGGAGAAGCCAGGCACTCGCCACAATTGCGGCGGTATTCCGGGTAACAAAGGAATTTGCTGATAAAAGGCTTGACATGTTTGAACGGCGTAAAGCAGGTATTCAATTTCAGAAGCGGCTCGCTTATTTATTATCTCACAAGCGGCCACATGCGTACGAGGAAGGCGATCAGCAGCACTTGCAGGTCGCTGAGGAAAAAGCGTTATATCATATTGGCAAAAACATCTGATCAAATACGGGCTAAGGATATATTCCTCAGCCCAGAAGAGAACCTAACATTTCGACATTGGGGGAACTGTATTATGCAGCCACATGGGCGCCGGTTTAAGATGAGGCGCAGATGCGAACGCAATCGGAGCCGGGATATACCTGAATTCACCCCGACCGTCAAAGGCTTCCCCATGTGCCCATCTTCCTTGTGAGCTTTCATCCCCCCTGGAAAAGTTAAACAGGTCATAGGAGACTTCCTGCTTTTCGAGCTCACGCGGAAACGTCGTCGGGACGACAATATCCCGTTCTCTTTCCTCCAGCTCTTTAATGGCCGCGTACCACATATTTTGATGATAGGTATCCCTTGCAATCAAAAATGACAGCATATCTCTTACCCCTGGATCATCGGTCATGGCATAAAGCCGTGTCACCTGAAGGCGTCCTTGGGCCTCCGCATTTAAGTTAGCGCGAAAATCGGCCAGCAGGTTTCCGCTTGAGATAATGTATTTTGCATTCCACGGATAGCCCTCACTATCTGATGCCATCGCCCCCAATCCGGACACAATCGCGTGCTGAGGATTCATCCCTGACATGACTGCTGCGATAGCGGGATTGCTTTTATAAGCATCCTCCTGTACATCCGCGGGTGCATTGTCCAGAAGTCTGGAAATCATCGTTGCCAGCATTTCTACGTGCCCAATCTCTTCGGTCCCCACATCATATAACAAATCTTTATACTTAGCATCCGCCCTGCAGTTAAACCCTTGAAACAAATACTGCATCATGACGCTAATTTCACCGAATTGGCCGCCGAGCACCTCTTGAAGTTTTTTCGCATAAACCGGATCGGGATGAGCTGGCTTTGCTTGATATTGAAGCTCTTTTATATGATAAAACAT